CTTTGGGCGCAACCTTTTCACCATGCAGCAACTGTCTTGACAGTAAATCAATATCGACACCGCTCTCTTTGAGAAATAAAAGCGGATCATTTTTCGCAGCTTGCAATCGATCAACGATTGCCATTTTAGATTGCACGTCCTCATGCATTTTTTTGAGAGTCGTTTCCAACTCCAAAAGATGCGCTTCTTTTTGCGCAAGCTTAGCAAGTTTTTTTGCGAGCTTCGGAGGCTCTTCTACCGCTGGCTCCTCCGTCGCCAGAGGCTCTTCTACCGCTGGCTCCTCCGTCACCACAGTATCGTCCACAACCTCTTCCTCGAGGTCTATCCCTGCCATCATCTCTGCTGCTTGCGCTAGGTTATCTTCACTCATTGCATCTCTCCTCCTTCAATTGGGATCTCTGGTGCTGGCTCTGGTACTGGCGCCCCCGCACTCATAAGCCTCTGCACGCTGTCGATAAATTGCAACAGCATACTCATCCTCTCAAAAGGCAACTCCTCATCCATTCCTAAACAATACGCGTCACGAGCCTTGACCATGGCCAACTGGAGCGGCATAGCAGGCTCAGGACCAACGTAGACACCGTGAGACATGATCTGATCAAGCGCGTACTCGACCGCCATCATGCCAGCCATGCGACTTGTGATTGTCCGCCCAAGGTCAGGGACATTTAGCATTTCCATCGACGCCTCAGGCGAGATCAAACCACGTGCCTCCAACGCGGCAGTGATATCAAGGTTGTGAGAAATTGAATCAGTCATAATACCCGCAGGCATTGCCCTGATAACGTACTCCTCACCTTGATCCGGCGCCCACCATTCAATCTTTTTTGCATGCACTTTGCCGTATCTTCTCCCAGTAAATATCGAAGAAAACTCACCTTGCTTGGCAAGAAGGTTCGCGTGCTCGACAAACAACTCGTCTACGGCAATCCTCCAATCCTCTAGCGAATGCCCGTCAACGACATGCCTAGACACCTTCACTTCACTCGCCGCACGTATCGCGACGCTGCTCTCATATCGTTGCGCAGCTTCACCTTGCGGGGCCGTATCAGGTATCCCGATACGTCTATACCCTGCCTCCCTACACATATTAATCGCATTGTAAACGTCGCTAGGCACAGCGACAACAGTAGCTACCTGTGGCGTCTGCCCCGTGTATTCGATAATTTCAACATCGAGACCATCAGTGAAATCTTTTGGATTTACCCTTGACCCTCGTTCAATAAATATTCTTGGCTTGCCAAATTGCCTTATGTTCGAGAGTACTCGTTCCATCAGATCGTTGATTGCAGTTTGAGGACCCAGCAATTTCTCAACAATGCCTTGAGAAAAAAATCCGTCAGTGGGCGGAGCGTATTGCAAAACAGGAGCAGGGAAGCGATCCATATCCCAAGACTCATCGAGCAATGTCGCCTTTTGCACAGCGATCACGTGCCTACCATCGTCCGTATCAGGACTGCTACGCAAATGCCAAGCCTCAGTCACGAGCACTTGGTCGGCTCTGGAGTCATAACCAAAATATCTATCCCTAAGCTTCTCCTCGTTGCTCGCTTCAATCTCGGTTTCCTTTTCAGGAAACATTGCTAAAAGCCTATGCCTGTCGATATATCTGCGCTGATACAAGCATGTAGGCTCACCATCATCGGCATCCAAGTCGTCGACCCACCACTCCTCTAACTTACATGGCCAATAGTGCACTTGCCCGTGCTGCACAAACACTTTAGGGATAGACGTACCCAATGCCGCAGCTTCAAACAATGTCTTGCGCGACTTGCTTCGGAATCGCGTCTGATATGCAATCCCTTTGCACCCATCCGTGCGTTGCTCCGCCTTCTTGCGCTGCGACCATGTGCCATTGACAGACACATGCACAGGAGCCGGCATCATCCGATGCATCATTGCTACGTACGTGTCGACTATCTCTGCAATTATATTGATCGGCAATACCGCATCCAAATCATCGACCACTCCCTCTGGCAATATCCCGATGACGCCCAACGAGTCATGCCGCGCGCCGTAAAGTTCTCTGAGCATTCGATACTCAGAAATCCTACCCTCCTGCACGCTTCGAATGCCAGTGAGTGTCGACATCATCTCAATGTGCGACTCGTTTTTGTCTTTCTTCCCCCCCCCCCCGAAGCACGTGGCGAAACATTTTCGTATCGCGCCTCGCCTCTGTTTCGCTTGGGCCGTCGTCCTCAATGATTCTCTTAGGCTCTGGACCGAGCTCGATCTCAAGCCCTCTATCCTCACTCTTGTATCTCACAATCCCCAACTGTCGCATCAAAACAACTGTCCTGATCAGATCCATTTCTCCGACCAGTTCATTTGCCTCTACCGCCAATTCATCTACGCACGCCATGTCGCCTCCTACTTTTTGCACTCATCTCTTGGATGATCATTTCTTCACGGGTTTTTTCTTTGACCTCGTCTGCCTGATCATAGTGCCTAGACCAACGATACGCGTACAGAGTCGCGTCACAGTGGTGATTAGGCACTCCTTTTTTTTCCTTGACCCGAGTGTCATCAGACCAAGGGAGATGCTTCATCTCACCAGTCAGCGAAGTCGTTCGGCCTTGCACAAATCGGACAAGACCTCCCTTCATGTCGCCATTTAAAAGCTCGATATACGCAAGCTTGTGCTGCTTTTCCGCAGCATAAATTGGGACGCTATACCGCATCCTCAATTGAGAAATGAACTCCTTACCGAGTGAGCCAGGGTCCCCAACTATGCGATCAAAGTCATACCGCTTACGGAGCGAGTCAATCGTTAGCGCGCACGTAGCAGGCGTCCCACCCATTTCTCCAATCGTCTCCACTACCCACACGATAGGGCTCTGATCACAGTGAGCCACGATCGAGTAAGCCATCGTCTCTTTTTCTGTCGACGTACCAAAGTCAATGCCTAACGTGTACCGCCATGGCAACTTGGGCATGTCAGCAAATTCAACCACCATATCAGCAGAAAACCTCCCGTAGACAAGCATTCCCTTGTCGGCCACATTGCGACCAAAATACTCTCTTTGAATAGTTGGATGCTCTAGCGTCCACCCTTTGCGACGGCACAGCATCTCGATCTCCTGTGCCGCATTTGGAATATGCGGGTTGTCTAACATCGTCCAATGATGCTTGGCCCATCCGTCCACCTCACCTTCCATCACCTCGTACAGATACCCGACAGGCGCCACGCCAGGCGACCCAGCAAGCAGCATGTCGCCCTGATAGTCGACGAGCGAAGGTAGCAAGGCGTCATCCACCAGACTCTCCAAGACGCAAGGCGTGTACATGCCAGCCTCATCGATCGCCACCCTCCTGTATGGCGTCCCGCGGAATGTCTGGACCGCGACCATATCAGGGCACCCCGCGACATGGATCTCGCTTCCGTTCGGTAATTCCCAAATCAAATCACCCAACTTAGGAGTCATCCGTAAATCGTACTTGCGATTTAATGTATCCATAATGGGCCAGATAATACGCTTGGCATTTTTGCGCGTGAGCGACAAATATAGACTCACAGTGCCAGGTGACAACACAGCGCCGATGAGTAAAAATTTTGCAATCGCAACCGT